TAACCGCTTGGGGGTGAGCGCATCACCCCCGGAATTTGAGAGACATGCTAGAGACATTCCTTGATGTATTGCTGATTGAGGAAATTCCGGTAGAGAACGCAACGGATACCGGGATTGTGGGCGCAAATAACCAGAAGATCGTCCGTTCTGAACGTGCAGCGCGCAAGCCGCAGACGGGCATCGTGATCTCCTGCGACACCAAGTTTCCCTGGTACGGGCAGATGGTCGATATGCCGTACAAAGTCGGGGATGTGGTTCGCACCAATGAGTTCGGCAGAGACTACATCCTGCTCAACCCGGAAGACGAGTTCAGGCCGGATGCCAAGAAGTACTACCTGATTCACTACGCGGATATTCAGGGGCGGGTGAAATCGAAGTTTCTGCAATCCGTAGATGTCAGGTTCCGCAACAGCGGAGTCGAGATGGTCGATGCGTCGTAACTGCCCGCAGTGGTTCCAAGAGCGCCTTACGCAAGTCGGAGGCCGCAATCAGCACGGCGAACCCCGCTTCAAGCTTGTCTGGGGCCAGTCGGAAACGATGCGTGACGGCGGGTACTTCGTGCGCGATGGCTTTCAAGGCTACAGAGACGTTCCTGCGATCGGTGGAGAGGCGTGCTGGACCCTGATGATGTGGGAGCCAGCAGAGAAGTGCGGAACGCCCTACCGCTGGTACAAGGAGCACACCGACGAAACCACGGGACTGGTGACTCTAGGCCAATATCCGTACAAGGGCCGCTACCGCGTCATCAAGAAGCTGATTCATCGCGAACTGATTGGCGGAGAGTGGTTCACCACCAGAATGGAGCCCACGCATTTCATTCTCGACGTCATGGTTCCGCTCATCATCGGCTGGAACAAGATCAACGACCAGCAGAGGCTCGGAATCATTCAGGAAGAGATGGAGCGCGAAGAGCAGGAAGCCGACCGCATTTTGGCCGACTCGCTTCATGACAAGAAGATTCGTCGGGATTCGCCACTTGTGCAGAAACGCCTTGAGTTGATGGAGCGCACGATGGCCCAGGCAATGGCAATTGCAAGCAGAACACAAACAGGACTCACCCAGCTAGGAGCATAAGAGACATGGCAACTGAAACCGTAAAACAAACCCACGGATTTACTGATCCGCTCGGCAAATGGCAGATGCAGTCGCAGAACCCTGAGCTCTACGACCCAGCGATGCCGCGCATGTACCCGATCCACCGTCACATCCACATCTATTCCGTCGCTCGGCGCGGCTTCAAGATCAAACATCCCTACTTCAAGGGAGAACTGAAGGGCTGCAAAGACGAAGAGCGCTACGTGAAGTGCGTCAGTATCCCTGATCCTCCACAGCAACTCGCCATCAACGGCGACGGGAAAAAGGTTGTGGAAGTAGAGCCTCGCGATGAGGCGGGTTGGCGCGTAGCGATCGACATCCTGAACCCGAACAATCCGAGCACGGACCCATATCTCAGGATGGACGCGCAAGCAGAGGCTTACTACGCCATCGGCAAGAACGTAAACCTGATCAAGTATGGGTTATTCCCTTCGCTGAATGATCCGCCGACAGAAGCCGAGTTGATTCGCGCTGAAAAGTCTCGCGACGATACCAGGCAGGAAGTGATCGATGAAGCATTTGCCGAGCAGGCATCGAGCCCTCAGACCTTCCGCGCATGGCTTCGCGAACATCCCGAGATCAACGATGCAATGAACGCCTTTGGGGTGGAAGCCGACTGGTTCAAGCCTCAGGCGATCAAGATGAACTGCCCCAATTGCGGAGACTCTGTCAAGGCCGGCGTTGCTTATCACACGCGAGCCAACGGCAAGGATTGCATCATCGATGAGAAACGAGCCGCCAAAGCAGGCGTAAAGTCGGCGGCCTAAATGTTTGAGTCCATTCTTCGCCGCGAAATTCAAGAGATTCGCAGGCTCTTCGAGGACCGGGAAGAAAAGAAGGTTCTCAAGGAAATTCTCTGCGAACTCAGACATATTCGGCACCAGCTAGAGCCGAAGTTCACCCTTCACATTAAGCAACTCATTTGCCCCGACCCCAAAAGGAGAACAATTTTCATGCCATCCATCGTCGCAGGACAATCCGGCACCTTTGTTTTGAGCGCAACCGCGAGCGACAATTCCACAGTCGTGCTCGCCAACCCCCAACTCACAGCCGATGATTCAGCAGTAACCATCGTCGCCGACAACACAGATCTGACCGGGCTGACGTTCGCCGTCACAGTTCCGGCCTCGGATACGCAGACCTCCTTCAACCTGAACGCGACTGCCGATGCGACGAGCGATACCAGCCCCACGCCGCAATCTATCTCGGCTTCGCTGTCCGTGACTATCTCGCCTGCAACTGTTCCCGTCACCTTCACGCTGGCCATCAACCAGAAGTAGGCAACCCTCTTTGGGGCGGTGACGATAGCGGACGAGCGGCCCATGTCTCTCCGCATCGCGCTGTCCTAGCTGCCCCGAAGTAACGAAAGGATCAGATGCCAGCAGCGGTAATCGGCGGGAACCTACGGTATCCAACGCTTCAAGCGATTGCGAACCTGTTCCGCGCGCAAATCAACGATGACTTCGAAGGGGCAACCAACACGCCCGGGGAAGGACTCATCGCCTACAACACGGCTCCCTTTCTGCTGACGATCATGGACTCGTCCATCCGCGAGCTCTATTCTGATCTGCGCAATGTTGGCGACCCATCGCTGATCCTCGACAACTACATTCTTACCGGATTACCTGCTCTCACATCGCCGAATCCGACAGTGCAAGTCTGCCTGTCCTATGCGGGATTCTTCGACGGGTTTCAGTGGCACCCGCAATGGACTCTGCCGATTTCCTGCAACAAGGTCGAACGAGTCTGGGAGCGCTGGACGGGAAGTGAAGACAACTTCTGGGACATGGCTCCTGCTCCTTTCGGCCTGCCTCCGGTCTACCAGGTATTCCGCATGGGCCAATGGGAGATGAGACAGAACGCGCTGTGGATGCCGGGGTCTCTGAATCAGACTGACCTACGCCTGCGCTGCAGAATCACCTTCCCCGACTTTCTGAATCCCGAAACAATCAACTTCTCGACAGCCTACGTCCCGATTGTGGACTGCCAGAACGCGATTGTGGCGAAGATGCTCATTCTCTATGCGAAGCGCTACGCGCCAGAACAGTATCCGCTGGCAGTGCAGGATGAAATGCGCTTGATGGACAAGCTGAAGCTCGAAATCGTGCGCAACATGCAGCTGACCGAGTACCAGCGTGCGACCTACGGAGACGAGGCTACGGCCTCCTTCTCGTGGACGTGGACTGAACTGTAGGGCGAGGAGCCCGAATAACCGCAACCTGCTCTGAGGAGGAGCACTCAACATGGCACAGACCGGCGTAGTAACACTCCAGCTTTTCGACTTTCCCAAAGGCTCCGACAAGATTCAGCACACGCTGATTCTCGAAGGCCCGTTGGTTATCGGCACATCGTCCACCGCAAACATCGCGATCACTGCATGGTCGATCACCTCGAACGTGCTGACCCTGACGGCGGCCAACTCGCTTACGACAGGGGGCGGGGATTCAATCACAGTCTCGGGATTCACAACCAGCACGTTCCTGAATGGCATTTACACCACCTCTTCGGCAACGAGCACAACCATCGTGGTTCCTTTGACTCACGCGAATGGATCGGGCACCGAGGCGGGAATTGCCGTCCTGACGCCGCAGTACATTACGGGCGGTCTGCCGATCACCTATGCTTTCACGAACTCGCAGGGCGCGACGGTTGTCCCTCCTCTCGGCTCGGGAGCCGTGCCGAAGTGGATTCAGGCCGTCTCGAAGAGCGGTGGAGCATTCAACTACAAGTTTGATCAGACGGTGACGCCGAACACGCTCCGGATCTACTCGGGCATCACAGAAGTGACCACCGCAACCAACATCACCCCCGACACCATTGTTTACCGTGCTGAGTTCGCATACGACATCGGGAGCAACGGCTACTAATGCACGGAACGCAGGGAACTCCGGTTCCTTTGACAACCTGGGGAGGGCTGGTCACACTGGCTGGCCCTGACTCTCTGCCGGAAGGCGCAAGCCCTCGCTGCTATGACGTGGATTTTCTCGTAGGCAGTGCAAGGACTCGCGACGGACTGCGGAGTGTGTATACCTACGACCCAGCAGGAGAGCCAGTAGGGCCGAACGGCGCTACCCAAGCATCGTCGGCAACATGGACAAACCCCAACGGAATTCTGCACCTCGACGCAAGCTATGCATCTTCGGCAGCGTTTCCGGCTTCCGGCAATCTCGACGTAACCAAGTTCTCCTTCGATCTGCCCTCAACAACCTACGTACAAGGTTTTCAGATCAAGATCGCAGGCTACGCCAACACAACGACGAATGTGAATGTGCAACTGCTACGGAACGGGCTTCCGGTAGGAGTGGTCAAGAGCGTTGCTCTGCCATCGGCACCGGATACTGTGACACTCGGCTCTCTCTCTGACCTCTGGGGCGGGGCATTCACCTATGCAGATGTGAATAACACGGCCTTCGGAGTGCGGATCACCGTCTCTTCGATCTTCTCTCTCGCCCAAGCCTATCTCGACAACGTGACAGTAAGCATCGGCACGGCGGTTGGAGACGCGAATTTCAAATTCATCACCACGTTCGTTACGCAGGATGGAGACATAAAGAACCTCTCTCTCGACGCCAATGGAAACTTCTTTGTTGAGGATGTGACGAATAACCCCGGCGTGCTGGAACTGGCGCTTGCGGACGTGACGCCTGGATCGTATGCCGTAGGAGTGCAAGGCGAAGGCGTCGAGTACCTTGCTTTCAATAACGGCTTCACGGGCTCCGACATTCCACGGCAATATACCCCCGAATGGATCGACAAGATTACGCAGGTCGGCCCTGGAGCTTCGCCGGCATTCGCTCCCGGCCAAGCCTCTGCAAACACCTTCGACATCCTGACCATCACACAGCATCCGGCCATGTCGGACATCATCAACGCGGGGCACCTATCAGTCCTGCTACAGTCTGCAGGCCCGACTACAACGGCTCCGGGAAACGTCATCACGGTCGCATACTCGCCTTCGTTCTATGGCGGCTCACCGCATCCCGAAGCGGAAGACAGGACGCTGGTTGATGCGTTCAATTCCGGCGTTCCGGTCTACGTCTACATCTCAGGAACTCCGCTCTCGGCAGCGAATGGAACGTTTCTAGTCACCTCAGTCGGCAATGCACAACCTCCGGGAGTAGATCACTTCCGCTACTACTTCACCGTCCAGGCGACAGGTATCGCCTACGCGCAATTCAACGACCAGGTTGGCCAGTATCAGATGTCCGTCGCGACCATGACGATGGCCGATCCGGTTCCAGGCTTGACGGTAGGGAATATCGTAACCATCGCTGGCACATCGGTGACGGACTACAACACCTCATGGCCAATTTCGCAGGCGATCAACTCGGCTTCAATGGCGATTACGAATACTTCTGTGACCGGAGGCGTGGCAACCTTCAATTACTCGGTAATCTCAGGCGCAAACCCCGCGACCGGGCAGCTAGTCACGATCACTGGCACGAACAATGCCGATGGTCAGCTGAATCTCGTCAATGCGACGATCGCAAGCTCCACTGGAGGCTCAACTGGGAGCTTCACCGTCGCAGTTTCAGCGCCAGACGCATCTTCTGTGCCTGAAAGCGGACAGGCAACCACCGCAGGCACCATCTTTGCCTTCGATCCCGGCCTGAACACGGTAGGAACCGGAACAAGCCCTATTTTTGGCGATTCGACAGGCGGAACCCTGACCTTTACCGGCGCGGCAGCTCAACTTATCGGCCCCGGCACTCGTCAAGGCACGGTTTTCTTTATCACGCGCAATGGATACTACACCGCGCCCGGTCCTCCAGTGACTTTTACCTGCCCCGACAACACTACGGCAATTCTGGCGTCTCAGATCCCGATTGGACCGCCCAATGTAGTCGCGCGCGGAATTGCATTCACGGAAGCAGGGCAAAACGGCGTTCCGGGAGCCAATTTCTACACCATTCCGACGCCTGTAACGTACATCGTGCAGAATGTGAGCTATACCGCGACGTCTTTGATCATCAACGACAACACTTCGACGTCTGCGAGCTTCTTTTTCACCGATTCCGTGCTCTTGAATGCGCAGGCGATCGATGTATATGGCTACAACCTCTTCAACCAGATTGAAATCGGCAATCCGGGCTGGATCACAGCTTACTCGGATCGCAATTTCTACGGTCTCTGCCAGAACAAGGTGCAGAACTTCAACAATCTGAGCTTCGACGGAGGATATTTGCCTGGTGGCCAGATTCTCCCTCTCGGATGGAGCTCGCCTGATATTTACGGAAGCCTTCTGGTCTCGCCAATCTTCGGCAATTCCTACTACATCACCAACTCAACTACCGGTGAGCTTGCGGCGGCAGGGTCGATCTCGCAGACGGCTTACCAGGACGCCTATCAGCAGCCGATTATCAATCCAAACACTACGTACTCGATTCGGGTGACTGCCAGAATCCCATCCGGGAACACTGCGGGGGCGATCGTTGTTTCTTTGACTGCCAACGGCGTGAATTACGGGCAATTCCTGCTCCGGTTTTCATCCATGACGACCTCAATGGCGATCTATACCGGAACTTTGCTGACGAACAAGTTCCTGACCGTCCCTCCCGCATTGATGCTCAACATGGAAGCCGCGACGTTGGGCGTCGGTGCGGACGTCGAAATCGATCGCATCGAAATCTTCCCAACAGAGATTCCAATCCTGACCACAACGGTCTACGGCTCCTACGCGGGGCTTCCCGAGCAGGTGGACGGAGTAACCGGGCAAGGCAAGTTCACGAGCCAGAATCAGCAGCCGGTCAACGGTGCAGTGGTCATGTACGACACGTTCTACGGGCTCAAGGGAATCGGCCCCAACGCTTCAATGTATTCGTGGCAGCAGAGCCCGAATCTTGAGCCTGCGGATTGGGATATTCCCGAAGTGGCGCAGCGATCTGGAGCCTCAGGACCGATGGCCTTTGACTTCGGAGAGCAGTGGATTGTCATGGCGTGCCGGAATGGGGTGTACCTCTACGAGGGCGGCCAGCCGGGCAAGATCATGCAGGAAATCTTCCAAGTGTGGGATGCCATCAACTGGAGCGCAGAGCAGACCATCTGGGTCAGGAATGATGTGACTGGGCGGAGACTCTTCATCGGCATTCCGCTGCCTACTCCGAACTTCTGGCTTCCCGACGCTCCGGTCAATGCAAACCCGACCAGCCCCAACGTGATTCTCATGTTGAACTACCAAGGCATGGATACCGGACGAGAGATCGAGATGATGCCCGGGATGCATACCACCATGTTCGGCACTCTGAACGCAATCGATATGCGAAGGAAATGGGCCCTCTGGCAGATTCCGAGTCCCTATGGGGCTACAGTGCAGACCGCGACAGACAAAGCATTCTACATCTGCAATGGCAGAGCAAATTCGAAGGTCTACAAGCTTGACCCAACCATGCTGACCGATGACGGGCAGGCGATCGACTCGCTCTACACCACGGCTGGATTGGGAAGTCCTTCGAAGATGAAGGAGCAGCCGGAACTTGGCGCGTTCAATAAGCGCATTGGGTACATGAGTCTGAGAGCAACCGGAACAGAGAATCTGACTGTCCGCTTCCTGCCTGATACGTTGCTGGGCCCAGGAGATTCAACGGTCGGCTATAACGCATGGACGGTTCCGGGTGGATTCAATCTGACGCCGACTTGTCTCCGCGATTTGAGGGCATCGGTGAACTTCTTCGCTAATCGCGCCTTTGTGGAGTTTCGCGGAGCCGACTTTGACGCTTCCATTCTGACTTTGTTTGTGCGCAAGGATGCCTGGTCAGCGCCGTGGGGGCCGAAGTGAGCATCGTTTCGAACGAACTCTTGACGCACATTGAGAACAACGACAAGAAACTCGGCATCTACCTGCGCAAGCTCGAAAAGCTGGTCAATACCGGGCTCACGAATGCGGGAGTTTCGGGAACAGGCAAGGTAGCAGCCCCGGCCCCGCCTGAATCGGTTTCTGTCGCTCCGGCGGCGAGCGGAGACATGTTCCAGGTGGTGGTCAATCATGCCGCACCGATTCGCAAGGGAACGCATTACATCTACACCATCGCGAACAACCCGCAGATGTCAGACGCAATCATCGAAGCCAAGCCGGCTACGCGCGCGCCAGCACATTTCGCACATCCGACATTTGCAAGCGATGGCACGACCAAGCATGACATTTACGTCGGGGTGCAGGTTCAGTACCCGGGTTCTGACCCGTCGAACCCTACCTTCCACGGCGGGGACTCGCCTTCTCCAATTCAGCTGAATGGAACGGCAGCGGCAGACATTCTGCCCGGTACTGGATCAGGGACCGCAGTGAATGGCGGGCAGACCTTGGTGGGGTTGGGCAAGACGCTGCTAAGGGCCGCCCCAGCTCCAAAGCGGAGCGTATGATTCGCGATTTCAAGACAGAAGATTTTCGCGCCATTCAGACGTTCCACGTGGAATCCGGCATTGATTACCAGATGCCCAATTTGGGTGGCCCGTTGGTTCCAGTAAAGAAGATTTGCGAGTTGGATGGCGAACTAGTTGGAGCGATGGCGCTCCGTGTGTGCCCCGAGACATTTCTTTGGCTTGAAAAGCGAAGAAGGCCACAGGAAAAGATGCAGATCATGAGCGAACTGCAGACGGCAGTCCTTCGCGAAGCATGGGTGAACGGCCTCGATGAGATCTGGGCCGCAATTCCACCCATCGGCTTCGATAAGCGGCTGAAACAGCTCGGATGGGAACCCGACCGGAACGGTTGGAGACTTTGGACGAGGCGCACAGGATGAGATCAGCAGTCAATCAAGCAGGGGACGCTTACAAAACGGCAGCGGCAACAGGCGACCGGCTGGGCTCGGAAGCCTCAGGCATCAGCTCAAACCTGACGCCGTTTCTGACTCAGGAGATGCTGCACCCGCAAGGGTATTCGCAGGGAGACACCTCTGCGATGCTCTCGGCAGGGCTGGGGGGCGCTGGGGGAGCGAACTCCGGCCTTGTCGGGCAGGCTGCGCAACGAACTGCGGTCTCGCGCAACGGGGGAGCATTTCAGGCAGCGCTTGACGATGCCGCCAGACAGCGCTCCAAGGCCGCTGCAGCCTCTTCGGAGGGCATCGCAGCCAAGAACGCAGACCTCAAGCAAACGCAGATGCAGGAAGGCGCTGCAGGGCTCAACAAGCTCTATGGAACAGATACCAGCGGAATGCTGAATGCGATGGGTCAGGAGCACGAGGACATCAATTCGGAAATTGAAGGCAACAAGACTGGCTGGCTGCAGAACTCTCTTGCAGTCATCAAGGCGCTCAACCCGACAGGAAAAATCGGCGGCATGGGATTTGGAGGATAGATGGCCAGCCTGCTTCCTAAATCTCTGACCGCTCCGCTCGACGCCGCACCGCCTCTGCCTTACGCTCTGGGCGATCAGCTTGCAGCCGTGACGCAGGATCAGCCTTTGGCGAAGATGCCGCAGTTCGATGCTGCGCCTACGCCCAAGACGGTCTATGCTCCCGACCCTGAGCAGCAAATGATCGACCACGACACCCAGAAGCTTCAAAAGGTGCAGTGGAACCAGTCACACCCTTGGGGGACTGCTGAAAACCATCCCGGCACATGGGGCAAGATCGCGCACGTTCTTTCGGTAGCAGGGAATATCGCAGGAAACATCGTTGCGCCGAACGTCATGGCGAATATCCCCGGCACGCAAGCCAACATGCAGGAGCAGGAAGCAGGCTTGGCGCATCGGCTGGATACCGAAACACAGCACAGCGCAGAGAACAAGCAGAAGGAAGCCTCGGCAGCACTGCAAGGCGCAGAAGCTAGCGATGAGCCGGGCAAGGCCAAGAGCCTCGAAGGCTATCAGGATGCCGAAACGCGCAAGATCAACGACGAGCTTCAGCAAGGCCCCGCGCTGCAGCACCTCGAAACCGATCAGGGAATCTTTGCGTTTAATCCGCGCACTAAAGAACTGACACCGCTGACGTATCAGGGCAGCCCTCTAATGAAGCCGACGCCCGACAAAGGGCTGATGCAGTCTCAGCCAGTCATTGGACCGGACGGCAAGCCGCACACCTACCTTCTTGACCCAAAGACGGGCAAAAAGATGGCTGATGAGGGGGTGCATTACGAGCGCCCAATCACCATCAACAATAACCAAGAGCACAAGGAGAAAGGCGAAGTTCTGAAGCAATTCCAGCCCGCTCTTGATTCTGCGGAACGCTTCAATGTGATGACCAAGAATTACGAGGATGCGGTCAAGAACCATGACCAGCAGGCCATGCTTTCGCTTCTTGCAAACCACCTTGGCATGACGATGGGCCTGCAAAAGGGCGCTCGCTTGACCAAGGACATCATCAATGAAGCGAAAGACTCTCGTCCGTGGCTCCAAGGCATGGCCGCTAAGTTCGATAGCAACGGAGTTCTGAGTGGCGTGACGTTAACGCCAGAGCAGATGCGCCAAATGGTCGATCTGGGACGCGGAAGGTTTATGGAGGACACAACCAAAGCTCGCAATGAAGCCAAATACCTTGGCTCGACAGATGACGGGCCAGAACGCACTCCAACCAAGGCGACAATTAATCACTACATCGCACTCGCGAACGGGGACAAGCAAAAGGCCAAGCAGCTAGCTATCCAAGATGGCTGGAGCGTGAAGTAATGCCCGAAAAACAACAGCCAGTACAGCCCGATCCTTGGGACGAAGCAGCCAAGAACTTCCATGCGCAGCCGGGGGAAACTGCCGCTGCGCCCGGATCCGCAGATGACGACTGGAAGATTTGGCAGCAGGGGGGCGGTGGAGCGGGCACGACACCATCAGGCGGTCTCACGGAGATTCGGCCCAACCAATCTGACACGCTCCCGCATGCGCTCGAAGATACATTTTCGAACATCGGCGCAGGCGGACTCGGCACGCTTGCCACTCTAGGCAGGATTTCACCGTGGGGCGCTCTTGCTGACCACATGCAGGGTAAGCCGACGATCTACGAGGACGCCTACCAGGCAGTGACCCATCCGAAAGAGACTGGTCAGGGGTTAGTTCATGCCCTTAAGGACGTTGCGCAGCATCCGTTAGAGAACGTCGCCGGTGCCATTGGTGCCGCTGGTGCCGGAGGAATGATCCCAGAGGGCGCAAACCTTGTGGCAAAGATACCGACCCGCGCCAAAGCGGGTGCTCTATTTGATCAGGTCATGGCCCGTGCAGGCGATGAGCCCGTGACGCTCACAAAGGCACTGGCTCCGATGGAGCGAGCCCAGCAATTGAGCGCGCGCGGTGGCGGCACAATCTCTCCTATTGACAACCTCTACAAGCGCATCAACACGATCAACCCTCTGGACTACAAGGAAGCCCGCGATTGGGCTTCGAATCTCTCACGCCTAAGTGCAAACGACAAAATGAATGCCTCCCCGGCGCTCATGGCAGAGGCGAAGAAGCTGAGCCACGCACTTAACGAGGATATCGGCGGTGCAGCAGCAAGGCGCGGTGTCGGTCCGCAGTACGAGCAGGCTATGGATATGTATAGCCGCGCTTCGCGACTGCGAGAAGGCCTGAAGAATACCGCTAAGTGGGGAGTCCCCATTGCAGCAGGCGGGGGAGTCGTCGGAACAGTACTGAAGAAAGCTCTTCAGTGATCGTCACGTGATGGTCGGCCCCAAGCAAACCACCACCAGACAAAAGCTACTCCTGCTCCAACAAAGAAAGCCATAACACCGCACATTACCACAGTTCCCACTCCCGTAACTAGACGGAAGGAAAGGCGAAAACATGCCCGCATACATCAACTCCGCGTTTCAAGGTTCGCAACTGCTTGTCAGGGGCGTGGCCTCCTACCTGTTTGGTTCCTACAACTATAAGCAGGACAACACCAAACTGCTTATCTCAAACGTGGCGCTCACCTCAAACGTCGCTACGCTCACCGTGCAGATCGTTGGCGGAGAAGTGCCTCTGGTAGGCTCTCTGATTTCCGTCCAGCAGACCACATCTACCTCTGGCCTGTTCAACGTCAATCGCGTGGCTCTGGCCTCGGTCACCATCGATGCCACGACGGGCGCTGGAACGGTTACCTTCCCGCTTACCCATGCCAACGTGGTTTCGGCTGCCGACACGGGCTCTGCTGTAGTTGAGGTTCCTGAAAAGTCAGAAGCCCTGGCAGCGGGAGCTTCGATCGCAGTGGCTTGCACGATGCCATTCGCAGAGCAGTTCACCGTGCCGCTGGCGGTGACGTTTCCGGGTGGAGTTCTGCCGACAGCGGTGACAGTGACTCTTCAGGTTGCGCTCCACAACATTGACTCCGAATTCACGAACACAACGACTGCGGTGGTTGTTGCTACGGGCGCATACACGACAGGCAAGGGCCCCGTAGTCGAAGCGACCCTAGAGCGCGGGTACTTCTATCGCGTTCTTGTCTCCGGCCTCACTGCGGGCTCAGCTACCGGAATCATCGCGAAGATCGGCGGGTAAAAGATGGCACTGGCGCGGCGTGACGACTACCTAACGGATGCTCAGGGAAGAGCTTTAGCGGGGGCGCAGGTCTACTACTGCACTCAGCCGGCAGATGTGTCTTTGCTCCCCCCTTCTCCTCTGGCGGCGACGTTCAGCGATCTTAGCGGGACGCCGGAAGCGAACCCGCAAATCACGGATGGATTCGGGCACGCCATCGTGTACATGGACAATGGCCAGCTCTACACCATCGTCTACGTGCATCCGCTCTTTGGCCCCGATCCGCAATACAACAACCAGCCCATCATTGTGCTCAAGGATCAATCGCTCGGTGGGGGTGGGGGCGGAACGACCATCGCATCGTTCAAGGGAACCCCGACAGGCACCATCGACGGCACCAACAAGACCTTCACGGTGGTCAACGGAACGATTCCTCTGACTACGCTGCCGACCCAGATTGAAGCATGGCTCAACTTCCCCCTGATTGAAGGGCTGGGATTCGCGCTGTCTCTGGTTGGAGGGCAGGTCAAGATCACCTACGCCAACGCACCTCAGCCTGCAAGCGACGGCAGCCCCGCTGACGCAATTTACGCGCAAGGATACACGCTCCTATGAGAAAGCTATTGTTCGCCGTCTTCGCGCTGGCCCTCCCCGCGTTTTCGCAGGTCATCGACCCTCGCACGCAGATTAACTGGCCCCGCGTCTCTGGAAACGGTTCTCCGTTGTCGGCAGGGTTTGCCTGTACTGCGTCGAATTACGGGCAGATGTACACCGACAAATCCGGACCGCACTACTGGACATGCGCAAGTCCAGGCGGAACACCTACGTGGTATCAGGTGGATTCAGCAGGCGGCTCTTCGACGATCCTGCAGGTCAACGGCACCCCAACAACTCCCGTTTCGCCGGTAAATTTCAACGATACGACTCCCGCAGCTCCCACAGGCTTTCAGAACTGCAAATTCCAGCAGGACGGCACAGCCGATGTGTCCTGCTACGTCCCTGCGTCCAATCCTCCTTCCGTGCAGGATCTGGTTGTCCCTCCCGACTCCAATCAAGGCATCTTCATTCCGTTCACGGTCTGCACCAAAGTTCCAGATAACGTGTCTCTGCTTGTCACGCAGACATGCAAAGGCGATTCCGGGTATCAGCAGACTATCCCGGGGGGGAATTTCAACCACAATGCGCACCCGTCCATCATCTTCTCGGTGCCCGATCCTACGCTCGTGGCTGCGCTTTCCGGTAAAACCATCGGAAGCATTTTCCTTGCGGCATGGAGCAGGCTTGGGGGAACGACCTCGGGAACCGTCAGCTGCTCTGCTACAGGACTCGGAACCACGTTAGTCCCAATCAGCGTTCCTTCGGGTTCGCAGAGCACGGTTTCGGTGCCTTCTCTGACCGGCCCCAACGTTTCGACGACAACCTGCACACTGAATCAGTCGCAATCTGTCAATGGCGACTACGGCGATACGCAGATGTACCAATCAGGACTCTGGGTTGAGTACACCGGAACTCCTATTACTCCGACCAATGCGCTCAATGCGCAGTACCCGCTGGTGTATTCGCTCGACGGCAATGCGCTCACGGTTTCTCCGTTCTTTCCTGACTACCTGTTTCCGCGCCTCTTTGCCAATCTTCCCTCCTCGGATAAGTGGCAGTTCAATCAGGCAGGCTATCCGACATTCGTAGTCAGCGACAACGACACGACGACGATCGGCAACCAGTGCCACGGAACCGGAACATCTACAGGGCCTCCATATTCGCTCTGCCAGATGGATGGAACAGGGGGATGGCTCTATGCAGGCACCTTCGGGGGCAGCGGTCCACCGGCTGTGTCTTCGGTAGATAGCCCGCTTGCCAGCCTCTCGATTTCTCCCAGTGCCGGGGCGGTGCACGCGGATATCAATCTAGGGCATTTCAATCACTGGAGTGCAAACCAGCAATTCGACGCCGGAATCAATCTCGGCGGTGCACACTCTGAAATCAACCTCAACGGATCAGGCGGTGCAAGCGGAGACTGCCTGAAGTCCTCGGGAGGCGGCAATACGCCGTTCTGGTCATCGAGTTGCGGAGGTGGGGGAACGGTAGGACCAGGCACGGTTGGGTTCCTTCCGAAGTTCTCTACGACCACAACCATCGGCGACTCTCACATAGACGACGGCGCAACGACGTCGGGCCACGTCACCATCACCGAACCCGTGGACGTAAGCTCCACTGGCCCATCTCAGTTTGGCTTCACCTACAACGGCACTCCGCTGGTGCCGGGGTCAGCGACAACTGCGGTCTATGGAGTCAATTCCTCAGGCCAGGCAGTGGCATCGGAAGCGGCGGGGGCGGCATCGCGTATCTGCACTGCAGCGAATGCTGCGACGAACACGGGATGCCAAGGGTCCAGTAGCAGCGTTAGCGTCAACGGGTCCTCTGTATCCAGCCCGAACTTCAATGGCACGACTCCAGCCGCAGGATCGAATGGAAAGAACGTCACATGGCAGGCGTCCGGCTCAAGCGTAAGCGCCGAGATCGTAGGCGACGGCAACGCTACCCATTACTTGGACGGAACCGGAAACTATTCAACCCCAGCGGGAGGTGGGGGAGGCGGCTACACCAACGTTACCGGCTCTGCCTCAGAAACCACCGTAGCTCTGATCAACACGGCTTGTGGTTCAGGCACCTACTACGCGACCACTCCGCTCTCTATCGCAACTGGGGGCACGATTACCTGCCCTGTACAGTTCTCCAAAGCAGGATTGTGGACGATTGCCAGCGGGCAGACGGTGACCTTCTCGAAGCCCGTCAGCGAAACCGATGCACCCGCTCAGCACTTCGCTGGATCGGGTGTAGTCGTATTTCCATTGCAGAACAATCTCCGCGCTGAGTGGTGGGGATACGTTGCAGATGGGAATCTCGGATCGAACACTGGCACAGATAACTACCCAGCAGTCCAAGCAGCCATTACTGCAATGACGGCAGGAACGCTCAACTTCCCATGCGGATTTGCGCGGTTCACTTCCGGCACACCTACAGTCAGTGGCAAGTCGAATATTCAACTGAAAGGCTGCGTTCTGGGCGGCAACAACACGAATCAGACCACATGGTTTGCTTCGACCTCGACGCTTGGCAACGTGAAGTTCGCAGGGTCTTCGGGCGCGCATGACAAGTGGAACGGAATCGATTCAATCACCTTCGCTCGTGCTGTCGCTCCGTCCACCACGGCAGGGCAGGCGAGGGGTCTGGATGTTGAGTGGAACGAGGGTTTTGTTTGGCAGAATTCTCGCGTAGAAGATGCTGGCACCCAAGCAACATACTGGCTTTTCCCAGATGGCGCGTTCTCTGGGCACACCTCTTATGTCGCAGTCGAATGGGGCTTCAACGGCATTTCACCGGCTGCCGGAACATACTCCTGCTACTACATTGACGGCTCACAGGCTCTTTCTTCCTGGGTCACAGACCATCGCGGATGCCTGACGAATAACAAGGCCGATGGGACTCATATCTTTTATGGCGATAACTACTCCGGTCCGATCATGGAAGACGTGATGTCGGACTGGTTTCAGACCTTCCAGATTACGACATCTGTTTTTGCCAATGTGACTCCGACTGGTGGATTTCAGAATGGCGACATCCACTACGTGCATTCTGTCTTCGATACAAACAAGGGTTCCGTAGTCAACCTCACGGGCCTGACCTCAGGGGGCGCTAACGTCAACTTCGACGAAGGGTGGTGCACGAATAGCGGAACGCCGTATGGCTTTGAGATTCATTCCTCTCAGGGGATTCACCTATCTAACTTCGAACTGTCTCAGTGTGGCACGACAGCCTCGGCGTACTTTGATTCAAGTACGCGCGTTTCGTTCACGAACAACCATTGCGATACGGTGATCAGTAGTTTCGCCGGATGTCTGAAGGTCAACGCGACCAGCGCCAGCGTGTTCACCGGCAACGACGCAATCGGGAACAGCGCATCGGCCACCCTATTCGACTTCACCGGATCAAGCAACAACACGGTGCAGGGCAATGTCCTGACTGGCACGGCGTCCATCGGCATCCACTTCGACGCGACCAGCAACACCAACAACGCCTCTTACCTGAACAAGATCATCTCTGCATCAATCACCACACCGGTGTCAGACTCGGGCAGCGGAAACAACGCGATCTCGGTAGCGGCAGCGACCATTACCGGGCAGGCAGCGGCAAGCGGAAACAACTGCCTTCAGATCGATACCTCTGGAGTGGTTACGAAGACAGGCTCGGGTTGCGGGGCTTCTTCATCTCCCTACCCGCTCTTCCAGAAGTACGCTTACGTGGCGGAAACCAACTCAACCCCCGTAGCGTCAATTACCGCTGGTCCCATCACTGTATCTACAACCGACCTTCTCGTTGCTTTCTGCCGGACGGGAAGCACGGGCACCACCAGCATCACAGTGACCGATACGCTGGCTAACACATGGACGCCCATCGGCTCCGCGATTGGAACCAATCCATCTATCGCAATGGCATGGACCAAATCAACCTCGTCCGGCTCGGATAGCTTCACCTGCACGCCGAACGCAACCGCAGCCTTTCAATCGGCAATCGTCGTGGATTATCAGGTGCAGTCTGTTCCCACTCTCCATACCTCGGCATTCGGAGCAGAGGGCACGAACACAATGTTTACCAGCGGAACGTTCTCGACTACGGTTCGCACGCTTGCAATCGCCTGCTGGACGGGCGGCTCAGGAACCAGCTTCCCACAGATCGCGCAGATTGGCGGGAGTCCTGGCCGTCTCAGGGCTGTGGCAGCAAGTGGGATCAACACTGCGGCTGACGCTGGATGCGCTGATGCGGTTCTGGAGGCTCCTGTATTCACAGGCACGGTGCAGGGGTACTTGTCGCCGAACTTCCCTTACGCAACCTCCAACCTTCCGGGGAACTCGGCAGTGGCCGCGTTTACTTACTGATGAGCAACTGCAATCAAATTCGCGCTGATGGGATGAGTGAGCGCAGCTGCGCCAATGCCGGAAACGGCAACCACGCGCCACGCGCAACCCACGGCGAATTGCAGACCACTTCGAGTCACAGCCATCGCCGCGTTGACCACCGGATTTCTTACCGGAGACACGCGGTCATGGCCTCGCACGACGCGCTCCACCTGGAAGCCAGCGTTTTCGAGAACAAAGGACAAGGATTCTCTGGTGAAGAGGAAGTGATGTGTCCAGTCAATGTAGCGGGCATAGGAAGCCAGCGGCCAAAGAGCGTTCGGGACCTGGCAGACCAGCCTTCCACTTGGCTTCAGGGCGGTTCGGATTCCGCTCAGCAAATCAATCTGGCTGTCGCGCGGCACGTGCTCCAGAACGTCGATAAGAGTTACCGCGTCGAACTCTCCCGCACGGCTCAACAGATACGGAAGAACGTCAGGGACAGCGATTCTCTGCACGGGCAGACCTTGCTTGTGCGCGAGATCGACCTGACCTGGATCGGCGTCGATTCCCTCTGCTGTGTATCCGGCCTTCATAAGCGCATTCAGCAGAAATCCGGCCCCACAGCCAACGTCAAGGATGCGTGCGGGAGCAGGCGGAAAGTGCTTCAGGAACGGCTTATAGGAACGAGCCATGCTTGCGTAATAGGCATCGCTGAACTGATGAAGTCTTCGGTAGTGGAGGGTGTAATCGAGCATGTCTAAGTTCAGGCCCATCAGTCTAGCACTCTGCCTCCTTGCTCCTCTACCACTTTTAGGTCAGTTCTCCACCGTCTCCTGTACGCACGGGGAAACGGGAACCTGTCGGCAAGCAACAACCTGCAATCAATCGGACGTTCAGGCAGCAATCAACGCTTCTTCGACCGGTACAGACGGCTACATTAGCCCGACGAGCTTTCATGGGGATGGGGTGTATGTTCCGAGCGGGTCCTGCTCATGGGGAACTGCCGTTTCTTGGACCGACAAAAATATCAACCTGATCGGTGCGAATCCCACCATCGCAGCCTCCGATTATTCATGGCGGGTTAGGGTTACCGGAGCGGCGGGGAATCACCAGTCAACAGCAGCAGCCTTCAGAATCTCGGGCTTCACTCAGAGCAGTGGGCACGTCCTGAACATCAACTCCTCTAACCCCGACATGACCACATGGGCAGGGTTCTACCGTGTCGATAACATCACCTACACGGCAACAGGCGGCGGCAATGCCATCAACGTCTACGGGCCTGTGTATGGCGTGTTCGATCACTTGAACGGCACTGCGTCGGGGATGAATCACTTCGAGCAGTCGATGTACCTGAACTCTGAATTTCCGCCTTCGGCCACAGTAGTTCTAGGTGAGACAGTCGGCAGAACATTCGCGGCGGGACTTGGAACACAGAACTTCGTCTTTATCGAAGATTCAACTTTTAACTGCTCGGGAAGCTACGGATCGGGTGCCTTATCGGATTCCGAGTCCGGCCCTCAGCGCATGGTCTTCCGCCACAACACGGTGACCGGAACCTGCTACCACTACGCGCACTGGACGCGCAATGGCGAGTGGGATGGCGGCGTGATGGAGATCTACAACAACAACTACGCCTGCACTGGCTCAGGATGCTCGGGAGGGTACTTCGCGCGATTCCAGGCAGGAACGGGAGTTGCGTTCAATAACACGGTCACTGGTTACGGCGTGACTTCCATTCAGATCGATGAGCTTCGCGGTGCGGGTTCGCAGACTGGAGGAATTGTCGGAGAATGCGCCGGGAGTCCACCAGGCAACTCGCAGTTTGATGTGAACGCGGGAGACACGAACGCCCCGGGCTGGCCTTGTGCCGGGCAGGTGGGAACGGCATGTATTGCCGGAAGCTGTTCGCGCTCCTCGATGAATTCAGTTCCCTTCATCATCTGGAATAACGGCACTCAGTCGGGATGCTCGACAGGCGGAAGCTGCACCAACTCAGTGGCGTTCAATCTCGACGTCACGGGCACGCCCCGCAATATGGCGAACTACCTCAAAAGCACTGCACATTCTCTGGCAGGGCCTTACAACGGAGCGGTTGACTATTTTTCAGGTTCAGCTAAGCCGTCGAGCGTCGGTATCTATACCGGCATCGGCTCGTATGCGCCTTTCACCTACCCCTACCCGACTACCACAGGTGGCGGAGGCGGCCCATTCGCCCTCACAGTCACAACAACTCATACTTCGGTAAGTGGCCCTAACTGTTCTACGGGCTCCCGCCCATCAGGAACGGTTATTGGCCCTTGCACAGCCACGCCAGACACGGGCTACAGCTTTGCGCCGGGATGGTCTGGTGCGTGTTCAGGAACGGGCCTTTGCGGTCCTTTCCCGTTGTCCTCGAATACGTCGCTTGCAGCAACCTCCACGATCAATTCATGGCTGCTTTCCACGGCCATTGGTGGCTCGGGTTCGGGCACGATCGTATGCACTCCCGCAGCCGGTTCAACCGTCAACTATGGCACTCCGGTGTCCTGCACCATCACCCCCGCAGCCGGTTCAACGGTCACATCGGTGACAGGCGGTGGAGGAACATGGACGAGCAACCCCTACCTGTTCAACATGCCGAACAGCGCCGCTACAGTAACAGCAACCTTTGCGCTGAATACCTACACCTTCGCAGTCTCAACCGCAGGCACAGGCACCGGCAATCTGACAGGCCTCAACTGCGTAAATGGCACCTATAACTACCTGACCAATATCTCCTGCTCTGCCACGGCAACGTCAGGCACGTTCGTCGGCTATACGGGCACGGGTTCAGCTTCAGGCTGCTCTGGGAGTCCATGCGCTCTCTCGATTGGTGCTAATTCAACTCTGCAGGCGACCTTCTCGCTTAGAGCCGCAACCCCGACATTCTCGCCGGTAGCAGGCGCATACGGCGCAACGCAGAATGTGACCATCTCGACAACCACCGGGGGAGCCACGCTGCGCTATACGACCAGCGGAGTCGATCCGACCTGCTCGACGGGCACGGTCTATTCAACACCTGTCTCTGTAGCGTCTTCGCTCACTCTCAAAGCAATCGCCTGCGCATCCGGCTATTTAGATTCAGTGGTTGGTTCGGCAGCGTACACAATCAACGGCACTGCGGCTGCTCCGACCTTCAGCCCTGTAGCAGGGACCTACACCTCCGTGCAGTCAGTGACGTCGAGCACGGGAACCTCTGCTTGTGCGAGTTTCCTCTACATCGGCACAGTCAACCCCCCAACTTCGCTTGGAAACACGATCTCAGTGGCAACTTCGGAGACGGTCTACTCCTACGTGCACAACTGCCCGGGATACTCCGACTCGACGGTTTCAAGCGCAGCCTACGTCATCAACCTGCCGACAGTCTCGGTATCGATCTCAGGCACAGTCAAGATCTCGGGCACAGTGACACTTCAATAGGAGACATATGAAGAAACTTTCCATCCTCGCGACGATCTTTACCCTGGCACTGGCTTGCGGTGCAGCGCTCCCGCAATCCGGCCACACGGTCACCATCAACGTCACAGCGACTGCTCCCGGCACAGCAACCGTGCTCAGAGCGGACGGGCTGTGTCCTGCGACATCTACCCCCTCCTCGGGTACGACGCTCACCAGCACGCTCTCCGTGCCTACAGCGGGCACTGCGGTGCCCTACAACGACACCACGGTAGTCGATGGAAATTCCTACTGCTACTGGTCAACCTTCAAGGCAACAGGAGGTGGCAGCGCTGTCTCCAATACCTTTCTCGGTCAAATCGGCGTCACAGTGTCCATCTCAGGGCTGGTTAAGTAAGTTGTTTTGCACCCTGTTCCATCTAGGGTGCCCGAAGTGCACGACAACTCTGCAAGTGAACATCCGTTGAACAGAGGAGCCGTATGAGCGTCATCACCATCTACGAAACCACGGGCGATACTTGGAAATCCAATATCGGGCCAAGCATCAATTCCATTCCCTCCGACGCGTTCTTTGCGCAGCAGGACTCAGCATCTGGAAACCTTGTTGTCGTCAACCAGGCTTCGAAGGAAATGGCGGGAGGGCTGATAAGCGAGAATCTGCCTGTCCCTCCCAACACAAAATACTTCGGCATGGATATCGTGCTCGATCTCTCGCCGGAAGACTTTCCTCATCTGGCCCGCTGCGAAAACGATCTGAAAGTGACATTCTCTGACGGCTCACAAGCCAACTTCTCGACGCAATGGAATGACAAGGGCATGTGGCAGCTCGACCCCACCGGAAAGACGTGGGTGGATTCGGGATACAAGGCACCGTTGGTTGTCGGCAGAAACGTTTACCAGTTTCGCGGCTCATTCGATGGCAAGACATGGAGCGTTACCGGCCTTCGGCTGAACGGCGACACGCCTTTCGTTCCTGGGTCGCAATTCCAGAATCTGCCGGCCATCGCTTCAGGTTGGGGAGCAGGGCTTCATCCTCAACTGCAAACTGAGGCAAAGAAGGCTCCCTGGTATCTGCGGGAAGTTTACGAACATGTGCGGGTGATTGCTTCAGACGGGCCGATCCCGTTTGAGTTTGGGCTGTAAATGTTGAACCCTGCTAGAGCGGTAACAGCTCAGCCGAGAGGTGCAGGGAATCTTAGCGGGGCCTTGGGGGAGAGCAGTGCCTGAAGACTATGGTGCGGAGATTGCAGGTATCAAGCGCGACCTCACTTCTCTTGAGCGCCGCGTAATCAAAACCGAGAAATGGTGCGAGGAAGAATCGCCGGAGTTTCATAGACGCGTGGAGAGATTCGTTACCAGATACGAAGCCATCGAGTCAGAGCGCACTCTACGTGATGCGCAGCGGCACAGAGAAAACATCGAGCGCATGGAGCAGATCAGGCTCCGCAACGAGCATACCCAGACACGCAATGACCGCTGGAACCTGCTCATCGCAGCCTTAGGACTGATATGCGCCATATGCATGCTTTATCTGGCGGTCAGAGCCACAACCCATGCCAGCGTAAATCCGCTGCGCATCGGCCAGCACAATGACCCGCAAATAGCCCAGCAGGAATCAGCACACATCCCAATTCTCTGAGGTGAACGATGAGCACGACACCCGTTAATCCGCCAGTCCAGCCAGATCCCAACAACCCCAGCCCCACCAAGCCGAAAGACGAGCCGAAGCCAGCATGAGCACAGAGAGCAACGTCACCTATCGCCCCCTGCCAGCAGGCGTAACGAAGCCTGACGCAGTGCTTTCGGATTGGCAGGTGCAGATGATTCTTTCTGGCCTACTGCTCCCCAACGAAAACGCCATTCACGCGCTAGCTAAGGAAGTAGCGAAAGCAAGAGGGATTGAGTAGTTCGGGGAGATGACATGCGATTGTCCGACTGGAAGTGGGAGTACGAGTGCGAACCGAGCGACGACATTGTGCTAGCTGCCGCTTATCTCGAAGCGCGAGGTTTGCAATTCCTAAGCGATTTCGGCTTGGACAACGCCGTGGTGAAGGCTGAGGCACGCATGAGATTGGAGGCAATGGAATGTGGGTCTACAACTCCTCCAACGGAAGCCTGATTCGCAACGGGATCATTGTCGGCACTGGGTATTCGGGTCACCAGGCAGGCGTCAACAACCCTGAAATGGAGTCGATTCACAACACCGGGCCCATCCCAAGGGGGAGCTGGACGATCAGCCAGTTCTTCGACGATCCGGGCGGAAAAGGCCCTCTGGTAGCACGGCTGAGCCCCGATGAAGGAACAGAGACGTTCGGCAGGGGCGGCTTCATGATCCACGGCGACAACGCCATGCATAACGAGGGTGCAAGCTACGGCTGCATCATTCTGGCACGGTCACTCAGGGAGCAGATCGCCACATCGGGCGACTGTATTTTGCAGGTTGTGTAAGGAGAAATATGAACTGGAAAGCATGGCTTCACTCACTGGTAGCAGCGGCCATATCTAGCGCGGCGTCTGGCGTCACGCTAGTGATCGTGGCTCCTGATTCCTTCAACTTCACTTCCGCTGGACTGAGCAAGCTTGCTACCGTCTGCGGGGTCAATGCGCTGGTTGCGGTTGCTGGCTATCTGAAGCAATCCCCGCTGCCAACAGCGACCGAAACCGTAACCACCACCGTCACCGCAACTCAGGAGACAACCAAACCATGAACAGAAACTACGCTCAGAAAGTGCTCTTGCTGATCGTCCTGGGGGTCGTAGCGGCTCCCATCATCGGATGCCCAGCCGGAACCCAGCAATCCGCTGCCAAAGCTTCACTACAGGTCACCGTAGTGATGCAGTCAGCACAGCAGGGCGAAATTGCAGCCCACAACTCAGGCCTGATCCCTGACGCAGAGCATCAGTTTATTCAGCATCAGTTCATCTCGCTTGCCGAAGCAGACAAGGCCGCAAACGCCTGCATCGCTGCTGCCCCAAACAAAGGAGCGGTCATTGCCTGCCTTCAGACGGCAGTTAACACCGTGGACTCGATCAACCAGGAGGGCGGAACGTTCTTGAAGTCGCCGGCGGCTCAGGCGAACTTCACTCTTGCTCTGACCAGCATCAAGTCCATCCTGCAAACCATTGAAGTGACTCTCGGAGGTGCGCAATGACTCCAGCAGCAATCGCTCAACTCGTAGCCCTTGCAGAGCAGCTGTTCCCGCTCACCGTGCAGCTCATCAACAGCCTGAGAGAGGCAGGAGTGCCGACCAAGACAATCGAGGAGTTGCTGGCGCAGGCGAATGCCAATGACGATGCGATCATCGCAACGGCTCAGAAGGAACTGCCCCCTACGGCTTAACGAACGATAGCAGGAACGCCAGCAGGCACCAGAAGGCGTAAATCACCAGCCGCGCCTCTCGATACTTGCGATCCCACATACTCCCGTCTCAGCCCTCACGCCCCGGCCTTGTGCTGGGGCGCTTCTATTTGCGCATCAATTCTTCCAGGGCCTTTACTTCCTCTTCGGCCTCTGGCTTATCTGTTTCGATGAAGTGGGCGCACTGGCACTCTCCCCAGCAATCGCGACCATCAAATGTCTTGCCGAGTATTCCGAAATGGCATCCCATCCTGCCTTCGCTGTGGTAGCAACGCAGGTGACCGCACTGACAAGGACGCTCCAGCTTCTTACGCTTCTGCCAAAACCACCGCATCTCTCCACCTTCCTCTACATACCCCGGAGAGTCACCCGATTTGAATTGCGCGGTCGGGAATCGAACCCGAATCTCTGCCCCTATGGACTAGCAAGGTCCAATCCGAGGCAGCACATGAAGGCCGGACGCTTACTCGCGAGGTCACGCCACGCTCATGCTGCCGCGCAAACTTGCTACTGCCTCCCCACGCATACCGTCCCCACCAAGAGGGCTAACCAAATGAGCTTCATGGATGCTCCTCGAATATGAATTTTTCAACTGCCAATTGGTCTTCAATGAAGACCTGTTCTTGGTTAGATACGAGGCAGTATTTTTCAACCATGCGGCGAGCCTCAGAAACGCTAGAGAAGAACTGACCATGCAGCGGAAGGCCGGGACCGTTTGCGTAAACCCCCTCTGGAAGACCGCTGATCACCCCTCCGCAATACATTGCCCCATCCTCGTCTGTATATCGATATGCAATCGCGTCATCAGCCCACCATGTAACCCGCACCTGAGTCTGCCTTGGAACCGATATAACGCGCCGCTGGCATCCGCACAGGATCACCAAGAGGGCTAAGGAAAGAAGTTTCATGGCTCACGCTCCCCAAGTCGTCTGCCCCTGCGCATATCTTTCCACGTTCCCCATGCCAGCCACGCAGCAAATACAGTTACTCCCAAATAAGCCGCAGCGAACAAATACCAAACCGTGCTCTCGCTCATTCCGGCTTACCGTCCTTCCCTTGTGGCCCCGACCACACATACAAGCGGCCCATTATTATGCGGTAATCAATTGGCAGATTCCGATTCTTGGCAAGTGCCAGAACCTTATCTCGTGTCTGCAATATCGAGAGATGCTGAGGCTTGGGAACCTCTACCTCTCCGCCACGAGCAGCAGAAATGCGATCCATGATGCTGGACCAATCGACGGCGACTCTGCGTCTTGAGCGTCGCGGCTTGAGTTGCTTTGCCAGAGTAGGGCACCCAGTGATATGGATGTTCCCGTCCTCAGTCGCACCTGCATAGCCAGTACAGGTGTGCGCCACGCCTTCCGTAACCGTTATCCACTCGCTCATTTCGCGTCCTTCTGCTTCGGGGGCCACGCACCCTGTGCTGCTGCAATCGCCTCATCTACATGCCCTGCGCCGATTTCATAGAATCCGAGGTCTAGCGGCGCTCTGGCGAAGTTGATGATCTTCTGCGCATCGAGGAGGGCTTCGTACATCTTTGGGGCAGCTGCAATGAGGTTGGCGTTGGCTTCAGTCAACTCCAGCGCCTCGCGGTGTTCGCCGTTTAGGTAGTCGAAATTCGGGGCTGGCGATATATGCCCGTACCCAAGATGCGCGACTACCCAAGCATCGGGTGTCAGCTCTGCGCCGATAATCTCGCCAGCGCTTTGTCTCCACGGTCCCGGCGTGAATTTGCTCACTTGCCCTCCTTGGCCTTCGGGGGCCAGTAGCCATGCCGTTTCAAAGCAGCTTTGATGATCTCCTGCACTGCATGGCTGGCGCTGTCGTCGATGTTTTCAGCATAGCGCTGCATCGCCTCTTTCACTCTCGGATCAATCGTGACTGTCCAAAGAACCTTCGGGCTCATGCCTCTATATTATGCGCTAAATAGGATATCGGTAGAAACTCGTTAGTAACTTACTAGATTCTTATTGCAATCGTTTTCAGGCTGTGCAATTATTTGCCTTCGTTACTTCCCCACCGGGCCTAGGGCCTTTCGTACCGTTACCCATATTCCCCAAAAGTGCCAGTTACGAGCAGGTAACTGAGGAGTAGAACTGTGTCCACACCCAGCCAACACACCCTGAACCATCTGGATTGTCCAGCGTGCGCGCTCGAAGCGGGCCCTCAATCAATGCTCACACCAGATTCGCCTTTTTCTGCTGCTGTGCAGGTTTGGTTAGCCGATCACTCTCCCTACATCAAGCCGGGAACCCTGAGAGTCTATCGGCAATATGCCAAAACGCTAACCCAGTTCCTAAACGACATTCCTCTCAGCCAGATACACATCGGCAACGTGCGAGCATATCAGCGCGAACGTTCGCAGAGAGCCTGTGCGCAGAGGATCAATGCCGAGGTCATCGCCGTTCTTGCCCCCGTGCTCAAGGAAGTAGGGCTCTGGCATCGCATGAGCGATGTTTATAGACCGCTGCCTGTGCCCAAAAAGAAGGTGCGCCAGAACATGAGCGAGGAGGAAGAGAGACGATTCCTTGCCTGTGCGCTGGACTCGTCCAAGCCGAAACGCCTCATGGCCGGCCACTGCCTGGTAATCATGGCCAACACCGGAATGGGCTTTGGCGAGTTACGACATTTGAAGCGGGAGGACGTTACTTTAGATGTGGACAGGCCATTCGTAACTGTCAACCCCGAGGGAGCCAAGAACGACTTCCGCGTGCGCACGATCCCGCTGAACTGGCTTGCGCTGAGGTCTATGAGATGGATCCTGCTCCGATGGCATAACCTCGGCGGCAAAAACCCGACAGATTACATCCTGCCTCATCACGGAGTACGCACAGAGCACGAGAAGAACGATCCAAGCCATAGGGCCAGCTCTGCCGACTTCTCGCGGCCAATTACCGGTATCTATCGCGGCGGCAACGACATACTGAAAGAAGCTGGTTTAGAACACCTGAAGCTCTACGACATGCGCAGCCATTTCTGCACCAAGCTGCTCTCCGATCCCAATGTCTCCGATCAGATGTTCAAAGAGCTGTTCGGCCATACCACGCAAGACATGCGCAACCGATATTCAGCGCAGAGGATTGAAAAGAAGTCCGCGGCTGTGGAAAGACTGGCGCTTGATCCGGCTCCCGCAGTCAAGTTGATTGCATTTCCGGGTGGTCGCAAATAAATACAAAATACCTCTTGACTACTACCAGAGTCGCGACTATAGTCATTTCAGTGGAGGCAAGAGATGACAAAGACAGAGGTATCATTCAAAGGTTTTGACAATGCTGGCGAATTGCTCGATGCTCTGGAATCACTGATTTCTGATGCTAAAGCTCTCGCCGTAGGCCAAGAGTTGACTGGCTATGAAGTTTCAGTAGACGTGAAGTTTGAGGCTAGCGAAGAGAGCCTGAGTATCGCATCTCTCGAAGAAGAAACGCTGTCTGATGGCTCTAAGGTCTACAACATTCTGTTGAGCTAACTTTTCCACTTGACATTCAACCACCGTCACGACTAAGGTTCTTTCACATGAAAAAGATCATCCGGTACGAGCACAAATGCAAGCGGTGCGAGATGACATTCGTGTCGCGCATGCAGAAGCCGAAGTGGTGCGGCAAGTGCAAATCCGCTTCGTGGGATGTGAAGCCGCAGCCCAAAGTTCAAGCTCAGCAACAGAGCGCAGCGTAGCAAGTAACCAAAGGCGAGAGTACAAGTAACGTACCTCGCCTAGATTCAGCCCAGAAAAGGAAAGCGTATGAGCCTTACCTTACCTCAATCTTTCCGCAGCCCAAAAGACGATAGTACGGTGCCTCAACAAGATGCGGCTGTGCCGAGCATCACTTCGACTCTGCTGGAGCTTGCCGTCATCGACGCCAGCCTAGAAGCCCATCGCAAGTGCCTTTCCACTCTTGAGCGCATCGCTGCTGACCTCGCGAAGATCAAGGCGGAAGCGGGGGTGCGGCAATGACAACCAAGCCTGAAGTTGTATCTGACGAAATGCTCGATTATCTGGACGGCCTTCGTGAGTCTGGCGCGACCAACATGTTCGGTGCAGCGCCCTATCTCGCCGATGAGTTCGGCATGGAAATCAAGGATGCCCGTTCGGTGCTGAGCTACTGGATGACTACGTTCTCCGAACGGCACCCGAAAAAAGACGGGAGGCAGCAATGAGCACCTTCCCTGATATCGATCGCCGCACAGAAGCTCCGATGCCGTATGAGCTTTACCGCGATGAAGCCTTTCGCAAGTTCGGACGGTTCTTTGCAGCCTTCGTGCTGATGTCGCTGCTCTTTGCTGGCGCAGTTTACCCGTGGCGCCATGAGCTGGCAGCCCTTCCCTTCTTTGTGCTGTTTGTGGGCGGCATGTGGGTGATGGCGGGTGGGAGGAAGCAATGAAGACGAAGAACAAGCCCCTTCCCATGGGCGTTCAAATGCTTGGACATTTTGCTGATCGGATCGCAGAGGCAAGGATCACGCCAAAGATGCTGGCCGCTGAAGAGATGTACGAGGCGCTGAAGAACATCGTGGCTTCGCATGACAAGCGGGGTTCTGTCGGCTACGGGCTCATAGAGGCTGGGGCAATCGCACTCGCCAAAGCGGAGGGCCGTCAATGACCGACTCCTGCTACTACCACGCCTGCTGTGAGTGCGGCTTTGAAGCCTGCGAGTTCGACAAGAACCTGCAAGGCAAAGACCTGCTGATAGAGGACGAAAAGGACGTTTGGTTCTGCCGTGAGTGCTGGAAGCAGATGGATGCCGAACGGGAAGCGAAGTACACGGAGAGTGCAGCATGAGCACACTGAATCAGCAATTAGAAGGCAGCTTGCAGTTGATTGACAAGCGCAGCGCTCAGAACATCCCGGTTGAGCCCTTGAGCCCCATGCAGGAACTGCAGATGCAGATTGTGCGCACTGGAGATTTGGAGAAGTTGAAGCAGTTGCGCGAGATAGAGCGGGAGTGGAAGGCGGATCGGGCGAAGGAGCTTTTCACGGAAGCAATGGCGGCGTTCAAAGATGAGCCCCAGGTTGTCCGCATCCTGAAGGACAAGAAGAACAAGCAATACGGAGATTCGCCATATGCGTCACTAGGGCGGGAGGCATCGGTTATCGTGCCTCTCTTGAGCAAGCATGGGCTGAGTGGTGACTGGAAGTTGTCCCAGACAGATAAGGGAATCACAGTTTCCTACGTGCTCACTCATCGGGCAGGCCATTCATCGGAGCCGGTATCAATCACGCTCCCACCTGACGCATCGGGCGTTAAGAATGTCGCCCAGCAGGTCAAGTCTTCTATCACCTATGGCCGAATCATCACGCTGGAGTGCGCGTGCGGCATAGCTCCGATTGACAGTTTCGCCAGCCTTAACGATGACGGGAACGCAATCGGGCAGGAAGAGCAGGGAGAACTAGACGAGCGCGATTACGCCAATATGGTCGATCTGATTGAGGCGTCCCGCACCCTTGACGAACTCAAAGTCAACTACCGCAAGGCTCAAGATGCAGCCGAATCAGCGAAAGACCATTCGGCCGCAAAAACGTTTGCTGAGATCAAGAACAAGATGTACAGAAAGCTGGCCAAGGCATGAGAAACACGTACGGCTCTCAGCAGGGAGATGCTTGGCTCAAGAACAGAGTGGGGCGCATCCCCGGCTCCAAACTTAAGGCACTGCGCCCAAACAAGAAGGGTGGCTACTATGCAGAGCGCGAAACATTGCTTGAGGAAGTCATCACTGAGCGGCTTACCGGACGGGCGAAGGATCACTACGTAAGCCCTTCAATGCAGCGCGGCTCGTCACTCGAAGAGGATGCACGAATCTACTACGAACGCGCCCTAGGTGTGATGACTGCCCCGGTGAACTTCGTGCTTCATCCGAAATACGACTTCACGGGCAGCAGCCCTGATGCGCTTGTCGATGACGATGGGGTTCTGGAAATCAAGTGCCTAGAACCGCACAACCATGTGCACTACGTGAGGCGCAAGGAAATCCCCGAAGAGTACATGCCGCAGATTCAGTGGGAGATGGCCTGCACGGAGCGCAAGTGGTGCGACTTTGTACTGTATTGCCCCGACATCCACGAACCAAAGGCGCGATTCTTCTACCGCAGAGTGGATCGTGATCAGGCACTTATCGACTACTACACCGCCGAAGTGCTGAAGCTCAATGCAGAGGTTGAATACTACTTTGCCGAAAACGGCTTCACTGCTGTTGCCCCGTATCCAGTGGAAGTGATTACCGAGGATGGCGAAGTGATCGAAGACGGGACCGGAATCACAGACGAAGACTGGGCCGTCATCGAGCGCAGAGTGCAGAGAGTGGAAGAGGGGGTTGCGTGAGCGAGTTGGTTTGTCGCATTCAAGATCGCGAAGGCAGAGGCCCGTATAGGCCGGGATTCTCGCATGTCTGGTCTGAGCGGGAGGACGGACCTGACCCGGTGTTCATCGCATTCCCCGGAATTATGGCGAAGGCACGAAAGATAGTGGACGAGAAGGGCGGTTCTGTTGGGTGCGCATTTAGAACACTAGAACAAGCGCAGAACTGGTTTAGTCCATCGGAAGTGCTCACGCTCGCCAAGCTGGGGTATTCGTTGTGCTGGGTAAAGCCTGATGAGGTGCTAGCGGAGAACACTGATCAGACGGTGATTTGGACTGCTAAGCCGCTCTCTGAATCGGTCATCGCTACTGGTTGGAGGCGCCCATGAAGCGCACCCCCTTGCAGCGCAAGACTCGGCTCAGAGCGCGCCGAAATAAGCTGGAGGCCGTGTGAGCTTCTTCATCAAGCAGAAGGGCGTCAAGGTCTATCCCGATGGCAGAGAGGTATGTGACCTATACAGCGTTGCAGGCAAGCGCGAGTATGCACGCCGCATTCAAGCAATGGTCAACCGTCAGCGTGGCATCTGCTGCTTGCACGGATACGCTCCTGGCTGCCCCGGAAGATTCGGCGGCGATCGCCAGACTTTTGAGCACGAGAACGGCAGGGGGATGGGCGGCGCTCATCGCGACGACCGCATTGAACTGCCCGATGGAACATGGATTAACGGTGCTGCACATTACGCCTGCAACCTATGGAAAGGCTCCCGCAGGATTCCGTACAACGTTCCATTTAACAGCTTTGCAAAGGAGCTACGCGCATGACCACCGAGCAGCTAATCCTGCTCTCTCCCTTTGTACTGCTTGGTTTGGGCATGGCATGGATTTCATTTCGGGGCGCTGCATACAAGTCTACGAGGAGGACGAAGTGAGCCCGTATTACGAGCATGCAGGAATCACGATCTACCACGGCGACTGCCGGGAGATTCTGCCTAGCTTGCCGAAGGTGGATGCGGTGATTACGGACCCGCCGTATGGAATCGCGTGGAGTAGAGGCATCAACAATGCCCGAAGTTCCAAGGCACATGCTGGCATAAAAGGAGATGTGGACACCTCGTGCAGGGATGAAGCTTTCTCATTGATCACGTGTCCCGCAATCGCATTTGGCTCTTTCTATGCTCCATTTCCTAGAGATACAAAACAGGTGCTTATCTGGGCAAAGCCAAATGATGCCGGAGTGGTGGGCAGCACAACCGGATTCAGGAGAGACGCAGAGCCGATCTTTTTAATCGGAGACTGGGAGACGCGAAAGGTAGAGCGCTCGAGCGTGCTTCGCAGTTGCCACGAAGGGATTTCGGCAATCGCTACCGAGACAGGCCACCCGCACACTAAGCCGCTTGATCTGATCGAATCGCTGATTTATTGGAGCAACGCTCAGACCATCCTCGACCCCTTCATGGGCTCAGGGACCACGCTAGTCGCTGCCAAGAATCTAGGCAGGAAGGCAATTGGCATCGAGATCGAAGAGAAGTACTGCGAGATAGCAGCAAAGAGGCTCAGTCAGGAAGTTTTTGACTTTCCGGCTGCCTAGCTACACGCACAAGCGTAGACGTTTTGAAGCACGTACCAGTTAGTTGGGTTGTATCGCAAGTCGGGGGAAAAGTGAAGCTAAGGCCGAAGAATTGGGACACATTTCAGCACTACAAAGATAGGCGACCACCCTGGATCAAGTTGCACCATGCGCTTGTGGATGATCCGGCATTCCATGCGCTCAAAGGCGAAGACGCGAAATATCTAATGCTCATCTGGCTGATAGCAAGCGAGGACCTGGATGGATATCTACCAAGCAATCACGACCTAGCGTGGCGCTTGCGGATAGCGGAGAAGCAACTTACTCAACTGCTAGCAAGGTTGCAAGCGTGGATCATATACGACGCTAGCAAACCGCTATCGCCACCGGAGCAACCTGCTACCCCAGAGGAGAGAAGAGTAGAGGCAAAGCAGATGCCCCCCGCGCACGCGCAACCCGAAACGCTCGGCTCGGACGAGGAGGAAGAGCGAACCATCCCCGACGATCTGCCTGCGGGCCCGCTTGGAAACTACTTGCTCCAGCGCCTCTCGATTCCCCGCAGTTACGCACTGGCGATCAAATTCGCGGACGCAGTGGACTTGCTTTCTCGGGATGAAAAGCTCTCTCGCGGCAATGCGGCAAAGGTGATCTTGGACCGCGCACGACAAAGACCCCCGAGCGATGGCAAGTGGAATTTTTGGCTAGACGATGGCAGATGGAAGGAGGTCGGCGGTGAACAGGGAACGAATGCAGAGCGACTTGGAGCGAGTAAGCCAAGCCCAGCTAGAGAACGCGTTGACGGTGCCAGACGAGTCCTCGCGGGCATTGCTGTCAAAAGGGGACTCGGCCCGACTCTTGGCGGCGATGGACAAACTGACACGGCGATACCCCAGCCAGGATCAGGAATCGAGCATCGAGGCATACTTCCTGGACTTCGAGCGGTTGGCGGCGAAGCATTCAGTCCGCAAAGTCGAGAAAGCCATCGCAGCGCTGCGCATCAAGCCGGGCCAGTCATTCTTCCCCCGGCCTGACGAAGTAGCCGAAGAGATCGAAAGGCAAACAGAGCGGGGAGTTGCGAACGATGCACGGGCCGAAGGCGAGAAGTTTACGGACATGTGGCGCAAGCACCTGGAGCAGATCATGCAGCCCGAAGAAGTCGAATGGCGGATCAAGAAGTTTGGGCGAGATCCATACGCCGGGAAGGTGAGCAAATGAGCCCTGAATACGACGCATACATCTGCTCCGACGATTGGAAGACGCTGCACTCAATGCATCCGTCGCCGCGTGAATGCGTGGCCTGCAATGTGACTTACAACTTGCGCCTGCACCACATGATCTACCCCAAAGATATCTGGAAGGCGCAGTGGTATCACTGCTGCTGGCTTTGCGAGGGGTGCCACGACTGCTTCCATCGTGCCTGCACTGGAGAGCGCCTGAAGTACAAAGCGTGGGCAACCGACGCCTGGAAAGTGGCAATGATTGTTCGGGCCCAGCGCAAAGAGGAAGACATGGAACCGATCGGCGCAACGCTGGCGAAGATGAGGTTTCTGCAAAGGAGCGATTGGCAATGACCGACTTCTACGCACTGAAGCGCTATGAGCGTAAGGGCCCGAACTGGGGATTGATTGTGGCCTTTTTGTTCACGATGGCTTTTTGGGCAGGCGTGATTCTGCTGTGTGTTCATGCAGTGCAGCTGAAGGATGCTGCTCAAGAGTTCTTGCAGAAGGTGGGGCTGGGGGGATGAGACTTTCAATCGTGCCCGTTACTTTCGCAGAGGCTAACGCGTTTGTGGCGCAGTATCACCGCCACCACAAGCAAATGCCGGGTTGCAAATTCGTTCTTGCCGTAGCAGATGGTGAGCGGATATGCGGTGTTGCGATGGTTGGCAGGCCAGTAGCGCGTGGTTTGGATGATGGCTGGACCCTAGAGGTCAACCGCGTGGCAACGGACGGCACGAGGAACGCCTGCTCGATTCTTTATGCGGCTGCATGGCGCGCGGCTCGTGCTCTCGGATACCGCAAACTTGTCACTTACATTCTCGACTCTGAGCCGGGAACGTCTTTGCGAGCTGCTGGCTGGAAAGCCGTTGCCGAGATCAAGGGGCGTTCATGGGATTGCGTGTCGCGCCCTCGCATAGACAAACACCCGACGCAAAACAAGATTCGTTGGGAGGCAGCATGAACGTAGCCGAGCTGCAGCAACTGCAATGGTTCCCACTGGCAAAGGCTTACTTATGCAGCGATTGCCAGAATGTCAGCAATTCAAATTCGTGGTGCCCGTGCTGCTCTAGTTCTCAGATTGTTCCGGTAACCAAGTGGGTAGCCGAGCTGGTGGCGCGGTATGCGAAGGAGAGCAAGTGAGCGAGCTAACGTTTGTTGCCTATGGCACGCCACGTCCGCAGGGCTCTGCTAAAGCCTTCGTTCGCGGAAATCGGGCATTCATCACCTCCGACAACCCGAAGCTGAAACCGTATCGCCACACGCTGACCCAGGTAGCTCTCGAGGAGTTGCGCAGAAACGTGCCAGAAGGCCCGCTGTGCTCTCGAGGAGTCGGGGTTGAGGTTTCCATCGTCTGGCACATCGCCAAGCCCAAGAGCAAGGCAAAGCGCGTCACGCACATCACAACCAAGCCCGATACCGACAAGCTGGCTAGAGCAGTTTTGGATTCACTGACTGGCGTGGGCTACGAAGACGACGCGCAAGTGGTTTCGCTATATGCACGGAAGCTCTACGGAACACCGGAGCGAACTGAAGTGCGAGTGCGGGCGATTGAAGACCCGCTGATCTGAAAGGAAAGCAAGTGAGCACGGAAGAGCAAAAAGCGCATAACCGCAGAGTGGAGTACATGCGGCGACTCAGGAGGGGGGAAGCTGATCCCACCCTGCACATCATAGCGGCCTATGCAGAGCGCTTCCGGTGCGCGAAGAAATGCATTGTCCGTATCGGAACTGAGCAGTTGAGTTTGTGCCGATCGGACGAAGCGCGAAGGATATTGATCCATGCGCAGCAGATGGCTATTGCCTCGGCAAAGAAGGCCAACAAGGTATCGAACATCCGCCGCAAGAAGGTAAGGCACAGTATCGAACGGCTCGTAGCCCTGGCATTCCGCGAGACACGCAAATGCGCTTGATCATCTGGGACCACCGTTTGGGCTGGCTGCCTCAGGTGAGGGCGAGATGGAAGAAGTGGAGGGGGAAGTGATGCAAATCGGTGGACCCCTGATGATCTTCGGATCGTGTCACGCAAGTGGCTTGTTGGCAGCAATGCCTAGACTGGTACAGGCACCGACAGGGTTGCTGGATAAGGGGTCGGTTCTGGCAACCATCCTTCTGCTGTTCGCGGGTCATGCAGTCTGTGATTATGCGCTTCAGGGGCAGTTCATGTCGGATGCCAAAAACCATCGCAAGCCGATACCGGGCATTCCGTGGTATCACCCGCTTGCTGCTCATGCGCTGATTCACGCGGGGATGGTCTACATCGTCACGGCATCGCTCTGGTTCGCACTCGCAGAGCTTGTGATTCACTGCGCCACAGACTACGCCAAATGCAACGGCAACATTGACTTTCAGGAAGATCAGTTTGTGCACTACTCATGCAAACTGCTTTGGGCAATTTGGTAGCCCCTATCAGGGCAACACAGAGGAGGGCGATGAACGAGGAATACATTCTGCGTATCCAGTGCATTCTGAAGCACTGCCAGCACATGGAGCGCGATGGGCTTGAAAACTCGCTTCATTATCTGCGCCAGATCGAGCAGGACGCACGGGCTCTAGAAGATTTGGTAATCGGAGATCGAACAGAGCAACCAGTTCACTTGGCTTAGAGGGGGATGCACAGATGGGCGTCGAGAGACAGATACCGGGACTCAAGGCCGAGCACTATGAGAGCAAGCGGAAAGACTACATGGTGCCCGATTGGAACGAAGACAGCGTGATCGACCAGTTCGAAATCACCATTCAATCACATGATCCTGTTGAGTTGTGGAGACAGGTTTGCGCCTCAATGACGGCATTCTGGCAGGCTGATGACGCCTACATAGAGTCGAAGCAGCGCATCGCCGACCTCGCCGCAGAGGTGGAGAGGAAGGATGCGGAGATTGAGAGGCTGACACTAGCTCTCGACGGTCTTCTCACTGGCATCACGACTTGCCACTATTGCGCCTGCGAATTGATTCCAGAGCGCGGGGTGCCACACTGCGAAGATTGCCCCTCGGGATGCGAAAGTCACGATGCACCTGATTGCATACAACTTTCAGAGCTGGTGGACGCAGCAAGAGAAGCACTCGGCACAGACCAGCAATTGCAGCCCAAGGGAGAACAACTGTGAACGAGTTGAAGCCGTGTCCGTTTTGTGGAAGTAAAGCGAGCCTATGCAGTCCTGCCGACAGGCACGGACGGTTCTATGTGGCTTGCATGGGCAGCGATTGTTGGTGCGCAATGGGAGAGTACTACGATCCCGACGGAATGCCTGACCACCGCTACTACACCGACGAACAAGCTATTGAGGCATGGAACACGCGCCAGACGCAGGGAGGACAGAGCAAGTGACAGGAAGCAAGAAGCTTCATATCTTCAGCCACACGGATGCACGGCAACGATGGGTGTCGTTCTGCGGCATGGTAGGCGTACCGTTAGTAATCTCCGAGAAGCCTACCTGCAAACGCTGCATTGCCAACAAGCTGCGGGCAGATAGGGGACAGGAGAGATGAGCCAGACACCGATTCCAGATGACTTGAAAGAGATGTATCACTTTGCGCAGGAGTGGCGTAGAGAGTTCGGCGGTGAGCGGCGCTATGGAGCGGGAACTGTCGAAGTCCTCATTGAGCGCATAGGCAAAGCGGAGGCTGAGGTCGAGGCGCTGCAACGGGAGAATGACCGCCTGAAGGGAGAGCGGGATAGGCAGTATGAATTCAATGCCGGAGCGATTGCCAAAATAGCCACTCTCGAACGTGCGCATGTCCCTTTTAGTACGGCCGATGTCTGCTGGTGCCAGCCGTTTGAAGGCCCCACGCATCCAGAATGCCCTATGCACGGGGCCCCACAGCCAGCCACACAGAGCACGGAGAACGAACGATGACCTGTTTTTGCGGAGCAACGGCACTACGCCACGTAAACGAGGAAGGCTTCTGCAAACTGCATGAAAAGGAATCCTTTGCAGCAGCAGCAAGGGACAAGAAGCTGCAACAGAGCATTGCCGGCCTGCTGATGAGAGATCATCACCTCAGAGGCAATGACGATCAGACTTTAGGAGCGAGGCGGCACAGGTTTTAACGTCTCTCGTCTTGTAGTGGGCAGCATGGAGTATCGGCGCTCAGGGAAGATGAGGACTCGCTCTGATTTAAGACCATTGCTGTGCTGAACATGGATGAGGAGTCGGACTTGTGGTTTGAATTGCATGCATCGGCCCCGAAAGCCCTCTCGAGTTTGTTTCGGTTGATGAGAACCAGCAGCTCATGGATGCCCATGCAAAGAACGTAGCAAGATCAATTCTGAGTTGCTGTTCCGGATTGCTCACCTGAGAACGCCGTGCCCAAACACCGGGAATGCCCAAGATCCAGTTAGCAGCGATATAAGCGCAATCAGGCAAATGATCGCGAAGATCACGCGCACAACCCAGACCATCGGTGCTGGAACGGGAATCATGGTGATAATCCACCAGACGATGCCCAGGATTAGGCAGAGAATCAGCAGAGAAATCAGTAGGCTTAGCATTTTCCAGAGTTCTCCTGCACATATGATGCTCGAATGTTTCCACGTGGAACGTTTTGTGCTTGACACCATCTACAAACGCTTTATATTTGCAATTGTCCTTCCTTATTGCCATTTGTGCGGCTCTCTGCCCCGATAGGCAGCGATCAACAATGCCAAATAACCCTCTTGTCTTCAATGTGACACGCAAGTATCGTGTGAGCCTCAAGCAGGCCCGCAAAGCTGTCGAACTGTGCTCATGTGCATGGGTTGACGGCAAAGAGGGGCTCGAGGTGAGAGATTTGAGCATTTCAGAGGCAATTGCTGCAAGAAACGTGCAAGCGAGAGAACGCGAGATCGGCGCAGAGATACTCGTCTCTTGTGAGATCCCAGGCCTGATGTTTAAAGGCCCAACCACCGCAAATCAAGTGCCGAGAGAGGTTTATGAAGAGCTCGATACTCCACTAGCTTTTCGTAAATGCAATTGGCCCCGCCTGAAACAGGCAAACCAGTTCTGCCAAGCACATACCTAAATGGGAACGCCACTCTACAACAGGGAAGAACTAATCCCCGAAATCCTCGAATGGATCGCAGAGGGGAAAACGCTTCGTGAATTCTGCCGCCAACCTGAAAAGCCCTCATATGGAAGTGTTTACGATTGGCTCGAACAAGATAAAGACTTCGCTTCACGCTTCGCGCGCGCGAGGGAACAAGGCGAGGAAGTTATTGCGCAAGAGTGCCTTGCAATCGCTGACGATGGCACGAATGACTACATGGAAGAGAAGCACGGCGACGATGAAGAGAGCTCTTGGCGCTTCAATGGTGAGCATGTGCAGCGCTCCCGTTTGCGCGTAGATACCAGGCTGAAACTGTTGGCGAAGTGGAATCCAAAGAAGTACGGCGATAAGGTTGAGCATTCCGGCGAAATCGGGTTTAAGCGGGTCGTGGCCGATCTCTAGCCTTAATTGTATTAAGTGCGCTCGCCGAGCCAACTTAACATTGTTAAGTTCCCTGACAGAATCTAAACCACTTGCAGACATTTGAAGACGTCAGCCTCCGAAACCTGATCAAGCCTGAGCCGAAGCAGGACGAATGCTTCAAGGCGACAGACAAGTTCCGATTCGTGCTCTATGGTGGGGCGGCTGGTGGTGGGAAGTCCTACATGCTGCGCTGGTGGTGTTTGCGCCAGCTGATCCGCAGATACGAAAAGACAGGCATTCCGAATCTGGTTGCAGGCCTGTTTAGCATCGATTACCCCACGCTGCAGGACCGGCAGATCTCGAAGATTGAGCGCGAGTTTCCCGCATGGTTAGGCCAGACAAAGCGCACAGAGAAAGAAGGCCTTTGCTTCTTCATCCATCCCGACTTTGGCGGTGGGCGGATCGCACTAAGGAATCTGGCAGATGCTAGCTCTTATAAGTCGGCTGAGTTCTGCGATATCGCGGTTGAAGAGCTTACGGAAAACAAGCGCGACGTATTCGAGGATCTGGTTCTATTCCGACTTAGAACTCCTGGAATCGAACGACCCTGCTTTCTGGGCGGCACAAACCCAACGGGCATCGGCTTGCAATGGGTCAAAGCCCTCTGGATCGATCGCAAGTTCCCCAAAGAACTAGAGAATCTGAAGCACGAGTTCTTTTATGTTCCAGCCTTGCTCGATGACAACCGCTATCTAGGCCTGAGCTACAGACAGTCGCTCGAAGGATTGCCCGACAAGAAGCGCAAGGCGTTACTTGAAGGCGATTGGACGGTTCCCGAAGGGCAGTACTTCACGAACTGGGAAGAGCGCGAACGTAAGGTTCCGCACTCCATAGTCTCGCAAATCGTTCAGCCCTGGTGGAATCATTGGATTGGGCAAGACTGGGGTTTTAAGCATCACAGCCCTACGATCTGGCACGCAGTGGGGAATGTTCTTCCCGAGCAGGCAAGGCTGTTAGGCCGCAACTGGGATACGCCTAGGCGTTGCGTCTTCACGTATCGCGAACTAGTTGTCTCATTGTCCGAGCCGCCTGAGACTGAAGCCAGCAAGACCGATGAGCAACGTCTTCGCGATGACGATGCATATGATCCACGAGATGTGCCCCGCAGCGAGAGGCAATTAGGCCGAAAGATTGCATACTTGAACGGCGGCCAGAAGATCAGCCGGCACATTCTCTCGGCAGATGCTTTTGGCAAGAAGACAAGCCAAAAGACGCCAGCAGAGCTAATCAACGAAGGGACTGGATCAGCGATCCCCAGCCCAACGCCAGCAGACATGAGCCCAGGTTCCCGCGTCCCGGGCTGGCGCTTTCTATCGAATCAGATTCAGTCGGATGTGTGGTTTGTATCAGATCTTTGCCCTGAATCACTAGCGGCAATTCCGGCTCTCGAATACGACAAAGACGGTCCAAATACAGAAGACATTCTCAAGACGGACCACATTTACGACGACGTTGGCGACTGCCTTCGCTATTCGCTGGCCGACATGCTAAACAGCGCAAAGAAGCCTTACGAAGTTGAACTAGCAGAGCGTATTCAGGCCGAGCCCAACGAATTCAACCGGCACTTCATGCGGTTAGCTGAGACAGAGCGCAGGGAGAAGGCGAGTCAGCCAATCCCTTACTGGGAGCAGTGATGAACTGGCTACGAGACATAATCCGCAAGTGGCTTGGAGTGCTCTACGGGCCGGAACTCGAATCCGCAAGGGCAATCACTGAGGCATGGCACAACGAAGTTACAAAGCTTCGCACCGAACTCGACGCGCTCAAAAGTGAAGTTCGTGCACGCAACCCCGAACCCCAGCAAGTCTCTCTGCGCATCAGCGTAGACGACTACGAAGCAAGCCAATTGAAGACGCTCGAAGAATTCAGGGAAGAGAAAGGGAAAAGCTGATGGCACGTGGATACTCGCGACATTCAAGGTTTAGACCAAGAGAAGGAGCACTGATGCGAATGCTTGGTCGCGTCATGGAATATTACCGACGCTTAGCGGAAACCGGCTGGAGCACACAGCAAGAAGCACAGGCATATTGCGATGCAGCACGAATCGTATGGTTGCTGCAATCGAAACCTGAAGGAGTGAACTGATGGCACACGTAGCCAAAGACGGCTCAAAGCACACCAACATCGACTCGATGAAGCGGGCTGACGCCAAGCACGCTGCCAGGCCAGCTCATGAACCCCAAGAGCAAGAGCCCGATCCTCAAGATCCCGCTGAACCACAGGAGCAGGAACAAGGCGAGATGAGCTCCGATGACGTGCTGAACGCTTTCGAGCAGCACATGCAGCAGCACATGTCCGGTCAGCAGCCCGACCCGCACAATGCTAAGCGATTGGCAGACCACTTCACGAAGTACGCGCATGGAGCCGCCCATGTCCAGTAACCCCTATCTCGCACCGCTCACCGAACGCATGCAGAGGCTTCGTCATCTGGGCGGGCAGGCCTTTCAGGCTATCTCGCATCCAGTGGACACTGTCGAGTCTCTGCTTGGAATGCCGATCGATGGCGCGCCACAGCCCACAGGGGACGCGCACGAGCAGGCAATCCAGCAGATGAACCAGCAAGCGCAGGCGCAGCGCGTACAAGGCGCAACGCAGAGCTTTCAGCCAAAACGCAGGATGCCAGCCAAGTGACGACCGCAAAGACAGATGGAGCGGAATTCCGCGACGAATGCACTGTAAGTGGTCCGTTCTCCGCATTCATGCAGCCCGGAGCCGCCCGCGATGCGCAAATCATTGCTGAGAGTATTGCGATCGCCAAGCCGAACGTTACAGCACGTATCGCGCGCATCGATTACGAAACCAGCACAATCTACTTCGAACCATGAGGATGAAGACTGTCAATCTCGGCTCCAAAGGCAGCTTCAAGGAGAAGCCTGGAGCATTGCATCGCGATCTCGGCATTCCGCTGGGCGAGAAGATTCCTGCATCCGAACTCGCACCCAAGCCGGGTGATTCGCCACAGTTGCGCAGACGCAAAGCCAGCGCTAAAGGCTTCAGGGCAATGAACCATTGAGCACTCTCGCGCTTCCAGTCACAGGCCAGACGAACGAGCAACCTAAGGGTATCCAGCTTAGTCCGCTGGCATTCCCTGAAGGCTACGTGCCGGGGAAATATGCTTCGTTCCCTGTCTCGCCTGAGGATATGTTTGGCCCGGATGAGCTGGGCGATTACAAGGCTGCGATCGATGATCTGGACGAGATCGTTACGCGCGCCGATTCTTCCGCTCGTCTTTGGGAAGTGCTGCAGGCATGGGAAGCGCGGCTATTCTCTCGCGGCTACCAGTTCCTGAACGCAAGCAGGCAGGGCTGGGGGATGTACGGTGCGGTAAACGGTTCGCGCGCATCCGGGCAAGAGATCATGCAGTCGCAGAACCAGGGCAAGATGTTCCCGGTGAACGTCTATGCCGCGCGCGAAGACAAGATCGTGGCTGCGTTGTCTCGCGACGTACCCGGGCTCACATTTGTTCCCAAACGCGATGCCGACCCGATGGACCAGACAGCAGCCGATGAAGCGAAGAAGTACCTCAAGGTCTGGCTTAATGATGCGGGAGTCAAAGAGCTTGTCGGCAAGATTGCGCAATACTTCTATACCGATGACCGCGTAGTTCTTTACACGCGCTCAGTCGCTGATGAGCAGGAGTGGGGCACCGAAACCCCGGCAGAGCAGCAGGAGGCGTTTGGTGCGCCTGTTCCCGAGGGCGTTACGCCGGAAACGGAGATGGAGAATCCCGCGGCCGACGGGGAAGTTCCCGCGGTCAGAGAGATCACTACTGCCGTAGGCAAGCTCGAAGCCAAAGTTCCGATCTACGCCGACTCGCAAGGGCAGATGCCGTGGATTCGCATCTCGACCGAAGAGAACGTCAATACCCTCAAAGAGCGCTACGAGTGGATTGCGGACAAGATTAATGCCGGAGCTTCCGAAGGCAAAGATCAACTGGACCGCATGGCGCGCATCAATGTTCGCTTGGCTGTGCAAGTCTCGTCTAGCTCGGGCGAAAGTCTTCAGCAGGACGCAACGGAGACGCTGACGTGGTACCGGCCTTCGCAGTATCGCGCCATCAAAGACAGGGCAGTACAGCAGCTATTCAAGGAGCAGTTCCCGGATGGCTTGCTAGTGGTTCGGGCCGGTGGCCAGTTTGCCTTCTGCCGCAACGAGGGAATGGGGAAACATCTCACCATCCTCCACCCAAAGCATGGTTCGGGGCAGAACCGCAGGGCAATCGGCTCGAATTATCTTCCGCTACAGAAGATTCTCAACGCCAACATCAACCTGCTTGATCGCTACTTCCGCAATTGCATCGCGCGCCGATTCCATGACGCGGAGGCGATCAACTCAGAAGCGATTAACACTCAAAGCAACGACCCGGCCAAGAGCACACCGGTCAAGCGCAAGCCTGGCGAGTCCATCTCTGACTACACCGGTGTTGAAAACGTACCGGAACCCAAAACCGGCATCTTCGAGTTTGTCCAGTGGCTCATCGACGGTGGCCCGGAAGCAATGGACGGCGCATCTCCTGCCATGTTCGGCATGGAAGATGCGGATACCTTCGGCGCAACCAAGCTGAATCGCGACCAGGCGCTGCAAGTCTTCTCGATGCCGTGGTCTCAGATTTGCATCGGACTTGCCAAAGCCGCAGAACAGGCCGTTGAGTGCGCAGCGCAGAATCGCGTTGCCGACATCTCTTCGAACGTGCCCGGGCAGGGCAAGCTGATGATCGAACTTGAGAAGCTGCAGGGCAATGCTCTGTGCTATCCCGAGTCGATGGAGATTCCGCAGACCATCGCAGAACTGGAAGCGCAGGCATTTGAGGCAATGCAGTTCGCCGACAAGGTACAGATTCTCGGGCAAATGCTGGCTGACCCGAGAAACCTGACGCTCATCGCGAAGTTCCCGACATTCGAAGGCTGGGAGATTCCAGGCCTCGATGACGTCGAGCAGCAGCAGGGCGAATTTGAGCTCCTGATGAAATCGGCCCCGCAGGATAACCCCGACTATCTGGCAATCCAGCAGCAGATGACAGCAATTGAAAAGCAGGCAGGCTCGCCCGAAGGACTGCAGGCTAATCCTGACCTGTTGGCGCAGGCTAAGCAGCTCGTGGAGCAGTTGCAAGGCGTTCCGCCCAAAGTCAGTTCCGTTCCCGTCGCACAGGATGGCTCAGAGAACCACGCCATCCATGCAGTCATCACGCTGGGCTGGCTAAATTCAGCCGAAGGGCGCAAGTACAAGAATGGCTCGGAAGAGATGCAGGCTGTCTATCAGAACTTCAAGCTCCACTGGCAGCAGCATGTCGAGATGGGCCAGAAACTCACGCCTCCGAAGGAAATGGAGTTCAAGGGCACACTGAGCGTCGATCCCAGCAAGTACTCGCCCGAAGTGCAGGCCAAAGTGTTTCAGGCAGCCGGTCTCCAGGTCTCGCCCGAAGAGGCAACGGGCAATCAGGATCTTGTGCCGCATGAGGTTGTGACCGAGAAGGAAGGCGTGGACGAGAGCGGCATCCCCGTTAAACAGAAGATTGCAATGGTAGGCAAGGGCCTACGGTAACAGGAGAGACATGGACGGACTAGAGACAGTTATTGAAGAGCCGATTGAGCAGGAACTAGACGGCGGGATAGAGCAGCCAGAGCTTGCCGCTGAAGAGCCTGTTGAGGGCGAAGGTGAACCAGTTGAGCAGCAGGAATCCCCATCCAACCCCTACACCACGCAGTTCAGCCGCGAGATGCGCGCTGCGCTCAAAGCGTGGGAGCAGGCCAACCCGGAAGCTGCCAAGTTCGCCAAGCAGGCAAGAGATAACCATGCTCGCCTCTTCGCGCTCACCCAGCTAGAACCAAAGGGCATTGACGGGGTACGCGAGAAGTACGCGCTGCTCGATGGTCTGGTTCGGGGCGAAGCCAAGGGTGTTGATGCTCTGACGTCAATTCAGGAAGAGCTCGCAGCGGTTGAGGAAGTGGACAACCTCTTAGCTGCTGGCGATCCCCGAGCTTTCGATGCGCTGGGCGAAGACTTCAATCAAGGACTGGCTAAACTCGCTCCAGCCTATCTTGAGCGGGTGCAGAAATCCGACCCTGCAGCGTTCGAAGCAGCAGTCATGCCGCATGTGGTTCGCACTCTGGCAGGCTCTGACGCGCTCAAAGCATTCAATGATCTCGTAGACGTCCTCAACACGAAGGATGATCCGCGACTCGATGACGCAGCCAAGTTCAAGTATGTGTTCACGGCGCTGCAGAAGATGGCAGAGGGCCTTAATAGCCTCTCAACCAAGGTGCAGGCCAAGCCGACTGAGCAGGCGCAAGGCGATCCGCTACAGGACCGCCAGACGAAGCTCGAAAAGCAGGAGCAGGAGTTCCACTGGAACACCCGAATCCAGCCGGTCGCAACGCAGCACGAGAACCAGACCTTCGAAACGCTGTTCAAGCCGTATCAGCAGAGACTGAAACTCGATGCCGGGGCAAAAGCCGACCTGCTCAAAGCATTCAAGGCTGGAATGAAGGATGCCGGTAACGGTGATTCCGAATATCTGCGGCAGATGAAGATTTACCGGGGCCAACGAAACCCCGATCCGCAGGCAGTAGCCAACTTCGTCAAGAATGCAATCAACAAGCATTCGAAGACGGTGATGGAATCGCTCGTAAAAGCACGCTACGGCGCATTCCTGGCAGGCAAGGCGAAGCCGACAGTGCAGCAGAGGACATCAACCAAGCCCGGGCCGACTGCTCCCAACGTCGAGATTCGCACAGTGAAACCGCCTGCCCATGAGATCGACCACAGAAACACTCCCATTGAATGGATGGCCAAAAGCTATCCAGGAGGGCCGAAATACAGGCTCTTCGGCGGCAAAGTAGTACAGGTACGAGTGCAGTAGAAGGGCGCTCGGGAACGACCTCGGACGGCACGCCGGGGCAGACGCGGGAATTCATGCCCGCCCCTTGAGTGGTGGTTCCTAAGCTCCGCAAGGATGCAGATGGCACCGAGCGCCTAAGTGCCGCACAGAGACATAGCAGCACAACGTTCTGCCCATCCAATCAGGCCCGTCGAGCCGGGTTTCTATCTCGTTAGCCCTGAGAGAAAAGCAAACGCGAATTGAGACATCGCGCAGGGGAAACACGCCCTAGCTCACTTTCAGGACAAACATCATGGCAAACCCGATGACAGAACTGGCCGCAGAGGCCATTGAACTCGATGCGTGGGTGGAAGAGATCCCTGACTATCAGGCGCATTTCGACCGCTTCCTGACCCGCCTTGAAAAAGGCGCTCACAAAATTAACATCTCCAACAACACCACGGGCGGCGGAACAACCCGCTCTCCGATGCGTGTGCCTTTCCGTGCGCAGGGCGGCGGCGGCATCCAGCAGTTCGCTGCGGATACAGCCGGAACCGTGGCCATCTGGCAGCGCGGTACGGGTTCGACCTACGACGGCTTTGTGGCCGCCCCGGTTCGGCTCGTCAACGTGTGCGAAATTTCAAACCTTGCGCAGCAGGCAACAGACGGCAAAGACAGAGGCCTGGTCAAGATCAAGCGCGAAGAGCTCCAGAACACGCTCAAGGCGTTCGACAACCAGGTTGAGGGCATCATTCACCGTGACGGCTCCGGCACAATCGACCAGATCCCAACCACGGCAACGGTTAACAACGCGACGGGCGGCGGGACCATCGGCACCGCAACCTATTCGAGCATCGTTGGGCTGAACACTGCGGCATCCTTCCAGGATCAGCAGACCGTTCAAGTGCTTTCGGCAGTCGGCGGAACGAATCGCGGCTCTTTCACGATCTCCTACGTCGATCCGGTTTCGCAGACCATTTACTCGACCACAGCTCTGCCTTCGGGAACCACCACGGGCGATCTGCTGGTCGTGAATGGCGCTGCGGGAACAGCCGGCACGTCGATTCTCGGCAAGGATTACTGGCTGCAAAACGGCAACACCGGCACCATCGGTGGAATCGCCAAGGCCAACTATCCCGGACGTCTGAGCACGCCAACCATCAACTTCGGCGGCAATGGAGCCATCACCAACTCCACAGCGCAGAGGATTGAAGCCATTCGCATGCGTGCGATGGGCGACGACTACGACGCGAACAAGTCGTGCTTCTGGCTGGCCAACCCGTCCCAGGGCGTGACACTGAGCAATCAGTTCTACAATCCCGGATTCACCCGGCTCGATGAGGGTTCGAAGGACTACGTTCCCGACACGGCACGCAAGATGATGCAGAAAACCGTGCTGGGCGAGGATGTGGTCTGGGCAACCACCGCAGAGCCGACCCGCATGGACCTGATCGTGCCGGATACCTGGTACTTCGGCGAACTGTTCCCGACCCGCTTGCATGAGTGGACCCCCGGAAACACCATCGCTGCAGTTCCCGCCATCGGCGCGGCTGCTGGAAGCACCTACTACGACTCGCAGATGTTTGCCTACGAGCGCGGATTCCAGCTGGTCTGCAACGACCCGAAACAGAACTTCTATCTTTCCAATCTCCCGGTTGTCAGCCTGTAACCCTTAACCGCTTGGGGGTGAGCGCATCACCCCCGGAATTTGAGAGACATGCTAGAGACATTCCTTGATGTATTGCTGATTGAGGAAATTCCGGTAGAGAACGCAACGGATACCGGGATTGTGGGCGCAAA